CGCAAGGGGGTCCCGGCGCAGTTGCAGTCAGCTGGGGTCTAATCAACCCCATATCTTGAGGGAATAACCCTCAGGACCGAAAGGAGCTCTGGTGCCTATACCTTCGTCTGGATTGATCCGTCGTCAACGGATCATATCACCGTTCGTGCAGAACTTGCCGACGATGACCCACAGGTACACACTTTCGAGTGGTGCACCTGCCCCTGGATGGCCTAATACTAAGGACATTCAGGTAGCGACGAAGAGTATGGGGAATCAGGTAACTGATTCGGAGGAGCATTCCGGATGGCGAAAGCGCCTTAAAGAAGCGCATAGCCTTTCGGACGTTGGTGGTGATTTCTTCACGCAGAGTAGATATCTGGAGGGGATTCCATCCCATGTCCAGGTGTTTACTCCAACGGAGTACGTCACCGCGGGCGCGTATAGGACCTCGGAACTTAGAGGACCTGTATGGGCCATTGACGCTCGACTACACGGTTTTCCGCCGAGTTTACACTCGTCGGACACTCAGCTTGACGCGCTGGGTGCCACCGCAGTATCGAGATGCAAACCTACAAATTCAGCAGCGGACGTCGGGGTCGCCTTGGCCGAACTCGTCAGAGAGGGTATTCCCAAACTGGCGGTTTCGACTTGGAAACCCCGAGCAAGCAATCTGAAAAGGCGCGCAAGCGCTGATCAGGCTGCTGCCGATAACTACCTAGCCTATCAGTTCGGTCTTGCTCCGCTCGCCAATGAAATTGGCGGTTTTGCGGCGCAAGTTGTCCGGGCTGATGAGCTTCTCGCTCAGTATGAGCGGGACGCTGGCAAAGTAGTGAGGCGACGCTATGAATTCCCAACCAAAACTGAGACATCGTTGACGACGATGGATGCGGGATATCCCGTATACATGGGCCTTCCATACACTGGAACGCTCAATTCGTCGTTGACAGAATCTCAGCATCGGTCTGTTAAGGTCCTGCGAGAAACCGTTCAAAAACGGTGGTTCGCAGGTGCGTTTACCTACTATCTACCTTCCTGGTATGATGCCAGGAACGAGATGGACAGGAAAGCGCTCCTTGCCAAGGAAATCCTTGGCATTGATCTCGATCTAGAGATCATATGGAACCTTACACCATGGAGCTGGGCCATTGACTGGTTCTCGAACGCCGGAGATGTTATCTCTAACGTTTCGAGTATGCTAGAAGACGGTCTGATAATGCGGTATGGGTACATGATGGAACATACCATCGTTAAAGATACCTATACCCGAACGTATCCCAATACACTTCGTAGCGGGAGCGTCGACAGTCGCGTAACACTGGTCACAGAGACCAAGATACGACGACGTGCAAACCCCTTTGGGTTCGGACTAACTTGGGAAGGTTTGTCTACTTTCCAAGCGTCCATCCTTGCTGCTCTGGGTATATCCCGGAGGTAGCAGGGGCTGTAGTAACTGTCGTCTAAACGCCAATGGGAGCTAACTTGGCTCCTAGGAGAGATGCCCATGTCACTAGCCGATCCGAATTCCGTCACGATCTCCGCTGTCACGACCGCCCTTCCCCGTACGAGTACGGAGGAAGACAGGTCGGAGTACACGAGCGCGGACGGCCTCATCCAGCTGATCGCTTCCCACGATTACGGGAAGCGGGCACGTCGGATGATTCGGCTCGACGTCTCGAAGTTGAGCGCCGATCCGTTCAAGCCCTCCGAAAACCGAAAGGTCGGAATGTCCGTTTACACGGTATTCGACCTCGAGGCCGGGGGGTTCACGAACGCAGAAGCGCTGGCAACCTGGGTTGGCTTTAACACCATCCTGACTGCCTCTTCGAACGCCGTCGTCACAAAGCTCCTGGGGGGCGAGTCCTGACACTTGTCAGGATACTACGCTCTATCAGGAGACGTGTTCGATCATTTTATGTTTCTTGTAAGAGTGACCCCTATGGGTTGCTCGAACAGGGACATAGTGATCTTGACGACGTCGCAAGTACCGTCCATCCTTCTGACCACAATCCTCCTAATAAGGGGACTGGTTCAGGGGAAGACGATCTCCCTTACCCGTTCCAACCTCATAATGAGGAAAGACGAATAGGGCGTAGAGCAAACGACCTCAACTCGGAACACTTTATCACCAAGAAGTTGGTGGTAGTGACCGTGATTGTGGTCGACGCTCTGTATCTTGCGGGCGATGCCCTCATTACCAGCCAAAGTCTTTGGCCATGGAAATGAGAGAGCTAGTTGTGCTGGGTCTACATACAAACCAATAGAGGTTCAAACCCTCAGAAGGAGTAGATATGAGTTACCCCCGAGAGGCTATGAGCCTCCCCGATGCCTTAGCATTGGCAGACAAGCTCAACAGAGCTGTCGGCCGGGCGGCGTCGGAGAAGACGATCGATTTCAAGCGATCTGTCCTATCCGTCCTCGCCTGCGAGGGAATCGATAGCGGCTACCTGTTGGCAGTCGCCGTCGAAGACCATGGCACGTTGTACGGAGTACTCCAGTCGGAGTGCTTCGCGAACGTTGCCGTGACCATCAGGGACTGGGTGGTGCGTTTCGTCAACACAGGCTACGACTATGTCGGAGCCTGGGCGGAAAGCAACCTTACCCGGGGCTTGTAGTAGGTCTATGCCGTCAGGGCTAGGGAAGGTCCCACCTCCACTTCGGGTGGGGGGCGATCTGAAAAGCCTGACGTCTCTCTGGTCCTGTACAGCCAATGAATTGGCTGTACGATGCTGCACTAGCGCCGCTCGCGACATAAAGTATGTCGAGAGTCGCGTAGAACACGAGGGGTTATCCTTTCTTGCGATAACCCTGGCAAGCTACGGGAAGGCCATCGAAAGATGGCTTGACCGCGGCTTTGTCGACCCTTCGGACGCTTCCGAATTTAAATTTGGAAGTCGCCGTACTGGTATCCCGCCATTCCTGGCAGGTTTCCTTGGTCGTGTGTTCGACGCTGCTAGTGGTGTTCTACTGGAGAATCCCTCTACCGAAGCAATCTATGCCGTGCGTCAGCTAACGCTGATGTTTGGCAAGATCGCCCTCCCGGACGAACCCCGCAAGGGGCTAGTCTCTCTCAAAGGCAACAGCAATGTTGTCTCCGAGAAACGCGAGAGGCGAGCGATGGTGGAATATATCCAGTGTGAGCAGGACGTACGAGAAGCTGAGGATCGGTTGTTCTCCCATGACTGGGATGAATTTAACCGTATCTCTGGCTTGCTTTATGACGAGTATTTCTCAAAACTCAACAGTGATGTTGAATTAGGGAAGCTCGTACCGAAGCACGGTCCAGGCGCTGTCGCAGACCGACTTACCAGCAATGGTAAGTGGAATCTGCGAACCTGGCCGGCCCGCCTCAGGCAGTACTTTCCGCCTGAGGAGTTCCTTATAGCAAATGAAAAGCCCGAAAGGGTTAATCAAATGCTTGAGGAGCTTCACGTCCTCGAACCCGGAGCTGAGCTACCCGTTAGGGTAATATCAGTACCTAAAACGCTGAAAACACCACGGATTATCGCAATAGAACCAACTGCTATGCAATTTGCACAGCAGTCTCTATTTCGATCGTTCCGCGATCGACTCAATGAGGATGACCTCCTCAAGTCGATGATAGGAATCGAGGATCAGAACCCAAATAGGGTGATGGCTCGAGTCGGTTCGCACAGTGGCGAACTGGCCACGCTCGATCTGAGCGAGGCTTCCGATCGTGTTTCCAAACGGCATGTAGACAATCTGCTCGGACGCCATTCCGCATTGCACGGAGCGGTTATGTCCTGCAGGTCGTCCAAGGCCGCTGTACGAGGACACGGAGTAATACCCTTGTCCAAGTTCGCGTCTATGGGTTCAGCTCTCTGTTTTCCCCTGGAGGCGATGGTTTTCCTCACCATCGTCTTCGTAGGGATCCAGAAGGAGCTTAGAACACCGCTTTCCCGAGAAACCCTGTTCGAGTTTCTTGGGCTGGTGCGTATCTTTGGGGACGATATCATCGTTCCCAGAGATTATGTGCTGTCCGTTGTTCACGAACTCGAAAACTTCGGTTTGAGAGTCAACGTGCGCAAGTCTTTCTGGACCGGAAGGTTCAGGGAGTCTTGCGGACGGGAGTACTTTGACGGCGAGGACATTAGTATCGTCCGAGTCCGACGTGTACTTCCGCGACAGCGGCAGGATGCGACCGGTGTGATATCAACAGTCGCACTGCGCAATCTCGCCTACTGGGCGGGATTGTGGCAGACGGCGAGTTGGCTGGATACCTATTTGACGAAGCTCCTTAGGGAGTTTCCCAATGTAGGTCCAGACTCACCGGTGTTGGGTAGGGAATCGGCGCTGGGTTATCAGTTCCAGCGCTTAGACCCGAATACGCACAGCCCCTTAGTCAAGGGCTACTACGTGCGTGCCAAGTCTCCTCTCGATCCATTGGAAGGAGAAGGTGCCCTACTCAAGTGTCTCATAGGCACCCCTGACGAACATCCCCGTAATGGAGATGATTCGCTAAGAGCCTACCTATTCGACGTCGCAAGCGTTGATAATGAGCACTTGGAGCGTTCTGGACGCCCCGAGCACGTCAGCATCAAGCTCGGGTGGAGGGTTCCCTTTTAAGGGATCCTGGGACACCATGGTGGTGACCCGCGGGAGATGACAACGTCATCCTCCTCCACTTGGCCAGACGTTTAATCTGAC